GAAAAGCTGACTGGTCGATTGAAGAAGCGTCAGACTCACCCGAAGATAAAAAGATCAGAGACTTTGTCGAGTTCGCTTTGTTTGAAGGCATGGTCCACACTTGGCAAGAGAAATTAATCGAGCTGACCTCACTGCCTGATTTCGGTCATGTTGTTTTTGAGAAGGTTCACAGAATAATCAAAGATCACCCCGAGTTTGGCACAAAAATTGTCTATAAAAATTTGGCGTTCAGGTCTCAAAGAAAAATCCACAGATGGAACATGCACCCCGATGGCGAATTGATTTCAGTTGAGATGCAAGCGCACGGTGATGTTGGCGACAATGACACAATGGATGCCAAAGACTTGCTTGTGATTTCTATCGAGAAAGAAGGCGACAACTATCAGGGCATTGCAATGCTTCGCCCTTGCGTCGGCGCCTACACTCGAAAGAATGTTTATTTGAAAATCAAAGCCATCGGAATTGAAAACAGTGCTCTTGGCCAGCGTGTCGGAACGGCGCCTAAAGGCTCGGCCGGCACCGAAGAATATAAAAAGTTTAAAGCTCTTGTGCGCAACTTCGCCGCTCATCAATCGTCGGGCATCGTAATCCCCGAAGGATATGAGCTAGAAATTTTGTTCAATAAGTTTGACCCCGAAAAGGTTGTGAAGTCGATTGAGTTCGAAAACAGTGAAATGGTTTCTGCTTTTCTCGCCAACTTTTTGCAGCTCGGCCAAACCGGCTCGGGCTCTTATGCCTTGTCGTTTGATTTGTCTGATTTCTTTTTGTCATCAATCGAGTTCATCGGCTGGCTGATATGTGAGGCAATCAACAAGCAAGTCATTAAGCCATTGGTTGAATTAAACTTCGGTGTTGGAGTAAAGCCGCCCGAAATTAAATGCACTGGCATCAGTGACAAAGCGGGCAAAGAGCTCGCCGAAGTAATTAAGCTTTTAACTGAAGCGGGCGTTGTCACCCCTGATGGCAAACTTGAGGAGTCATTTAGAAAGCGTTATGACTTGCCGAAAAAAGAAGAAGCTCAGCCAACAACAATGACCGCCGACCAAATGACTCTTGCCGAGTCAGAGAAAACACCGCGGGCTATGATCACTACTCGCACCCCAAAATTAAAAGAACTAATGCAAACAAATTTGCGAGCGGCTGGCTTTGCGTTGTCTTCAAAGATAATAAACAAGGCTTCGATTCTCAGCGGCTCAGCAAAGATCAATGCATTTAAAGATCAGAAGGCACCTGGTAAGGCTGAATACAAAAGACAGTTGAAAGAATTTTTGACGGCTCTTGCCGTTGATTCACAAGCGCAAGCGCGCAAGATGATGCCATCGAGCTCATCAATAAAACTTGCTGAAGATGACTTGCCGCCCTCAACCAGAAATCAAGTCAACGCTCAAGTTGATTTGCTGGCTGACACTCAATACAACGATTTAGAAAAGGCCACATATTTTCAATATCAAGCATCGAATCAATCGACCAAAGACCCCGATGTTATTGAAAAAGATATGAATGAATCGGTTGATAAATATGTGACGGGCGCAGCGGTCACCGCCGCGGCTGGCACTACAACTTCTTTTCTAGTCAACGAATCGCGCAACGCCTTTTTCTTTTCGCCCGGCGTTGTTGATCAAATCGAGAGTTTTACTTTTGTTAATCCAGCGCCCGAGTCTGACATATGCCGCTCATTGGTCGGCAAAACTTTCCCGGCTGATGATGCCAGCGCCTTGCGCCTTTTTCCCCCGCTTCATCACAATTGCAAATCATATCTTGTGCCAAACTTTAAAGGCGGCCGCACAAGACCATTGACCCCCGGCGGTTTAGTTCCAACTGGCACAGATGGCTTTGGCCGAAAAGTTGTGAATAAGTCGGGCAACCCGGTCATCCCAGAAAAGGCGATCAAATCAATCACCCTATCTGAAGATGACTCGATCGGTTATTCAACGGCTGAGTTTTTGGGCCAGCATCGACACCGTGACACGATGGGCAACCTGACTTCTGATGCAATTTTTGTTGGTCCCAACGGCGAGCATTATCACGAAAAGAGCCCAGAATCAGGCGGCGGTCGAACAGACAATGAATTAGATACGCCCGGCCATGATCACAACGAAGGCAATTCTCTTCGAACTACACCGTCGATTAAATCAGATGCACCGCATGAGTCTCGAGCCGATATCATTTTAGAAATGAAAGACCTGCAAACTATTGTTATCTCAAAAGATATTGCGCAGACACGCGACGCAGCAATCACAATTGCAAAAGAATTTAATGCCGAGATTTCGAAGGTTGATGAGACTGAGGTCAGCTTTAGATTTAGACAATTTGACCCGCCGAATGACGGGGATTGCCGCTCATTTAATCCTAAAGCAGGCGTGACGCTTGTATTTTGCACAAAGCCCGTTTAGCATTCAAATCTTAAGGGGGCCATTTTGAGTTATCATTTAGCTGAAGTCGCTTTAGATGAATCAAATAAACCCAGAACTCGAATTCAGATTCTGAAGACGGGCACTTTCTTTGACCCTCGATATGGCGAATTTACTTTCAATCCTGGCCACCTTTTAAAGCTCAAAGAAAACCACGAAAAGAAAGTCAGGCGCATAGACATTGCGCTAGATTTTTCGCATGAGACCGAACAGCGTGCCGCTGCATGGTTCAAAAACTTGACAATTGAAAATAATGGCTCAACTCTATTTGCAGAGGTTGACTGGACGCCGGTCGGTGAAAAGTCGGTTGCTGAAAAAGAATTTAGATATATCAGCCCCGACATTATGCCAAATTATAAAGACAACGAGACTTTAGAAACATTTGGTCCGGTCTTGATGGGCGCAGCACTAACAAACCGCCCAGTGATTAAGGGCATGCAAGCGGCGATTGAGTTACAAGAACAAAATTCAAACGGGGGAATACCGATGGCTAACGAATTGCAAGAAAAGTTTAATGAAATGGTCGATAAATGCGCTGATCTTAAAGCCAAAAACATTCGGCTTGCTGAAGACATCGACAACAACAAACAGGTTTTGCAAGAAGTCGGCATGACGCCCGAGCAAATGGCCGCGAAAATCAAAGAGCTTGAAGCTTTGTTGAAAGCTGAAAAAGAAAAAGGCCAGTTGGCCGAAGACGCCAAACAGCTCGCAGAAAAAACGGCTGAGTTTGAGTTGTTGCTTTCAGAAGAGAAAGCATGCCCTGCTCAAAAAGAAGCTTTCTTGAAAGGCGACATGACCGAATTTATGAAACAAGCGGGCAATGTCCACTTGTCTGAAGGCGGCAACGCTGAGACCGTGAGCGTCAAGCAAACGCCCGGCCAAAAAGCAACCGGCACCGCTGAAGATCAAGTTCTGAAGCTAGCCGAAACGAAAATGAAAGAAGAAGGCAACAAGCTTGACCAAGGTGAAGCGGTCAGTTTTGTATTGAGTGAAAATCCTAAGCTTAGAAAGGCTTATGAAGATGGAAACTCAGTTCAAGCGGTTGCCACTGCTCAGTAAAAGAAAAGCCTGACAGAAGGGTTTTGTAAATTTAGAATGAATTAATTTTTAAGGGGGCCACATGGCATCATCAAGCGCACCGAATTTTAAAGCTTATAAATCTGACGCCGCAGTTGGTCAGTTTCTTTTTGTAAAGGCTGGCACCGATGAAAAGCACGCGGCTCTTGCGGGCGCGGGTGAAAATACCATCGGCATCAATATGGGTGACGCTGTCACCGCGGCTGAAAAGTTGCTTGAAGTTGCTCGTCCAGGCGGCGGCGGCAAGATCACTCTTGCGGCGACTTTGGCGGCTGGGGTTTTTGTGAAATCAGACGCATCAGGCGAAGCGGTTGCGGCCGTGGCAACTGATCGCGCTGGGGCAATGCTCGTTGAAGGCGGCGTTGCAAATGATGTTGTTGCTTGCGAAGTGATCGCCGCGACTGCATAAGTTGAATTGAATTACGGGGCGGGCTGGTTACTTGCCTTGAAAATAGTTTTTGGTTTTTACTCTAGGGGGGCATAATGGCTCAATTGAATGCACAAGTCGATAAACTCTTAACAAGCGTCAGCTCGGCCTATATCCCGACCGGATATGTGTCAGAGTCTCTTTTGCCGAATATCCCGGTAAAGCAAACCACTGGCAAACTCGGAAAATATTCAAATCAGCATTTGCGTATTGTGAATACGTTGATGGCTGGACGGGGTGAAGCTCCGCGGTATCAAACTATTGTTCGAAGCGATACCACTTATGACATCGAGAGAAACGGACTAGAAGGCCTAGTCACTCCCGATGATAAGGCCAACGTCGAGCAACCGTTTGACGCTGAAAAAGATGAGACAATCGGTCTCACAACTGTCATTTGGCTCGGTAAAGAGAAAGCTCTTGCCGACACTTTGACTGACCCGGCAATCATAACTCAAACTGTTCAGCTCTCGGGCACCGCACAGTATAACGATTTCACAAACTCTGATCCCATCGGGGATTTTTTGACGGCTCGAAATACCATTCGCGCCGCCGCGGGCATGCCGCCTGACACAGCAGTTATGGACTGGGAGGTTGCACAAACTCTCGCCTATAGTCCTAAAATTCTTTCGGCTTTGGGCTTCACTCAAAACCGAGCTGGCCAGTTGAGCGAGCAAGAGCTTGCAAAAGCAATGGGCGTTCCGCGCTTGTTGATTGCAATGCCTTTGTTCAATAGTGCTCAAGAAGGTCAGGCCGATTCATTGCAATCGGTTTGGGGCAAGCATGTTGTGTTTTTGGTTGCACCGAAAAAAGCGGTGAAATACCAGGTCTCGGCCGGGTACTACATCACTCAAATCGGCAAGAGCCCTCGAAAGGTTTTCAAGGCTCAATTGCACAACCCGCCTGAAACCACTTCAATCATCGTGCAAGATGCGTATGATTTCTTGATCAGCAACGCGGCCGCCGCATTTCTGATCGAAGATGCCATCGCATAAAAATTGAATTGATTTTCGAACTCGCCTTGATATCTTTAAGGCGAGTTTTATTTTAATTTCAACAAAGGTTTTTTCAATGGCAAGACAATATTCTGAAGAAGTTGCAAGAGTTTTAGGCCGCGGCAACGTTAAAGTAGGCACTGACGTGCTTAAAGCCCGTTATCCTAAAAGCGAAATCAAAATCGTGCCCGTGAAGAAGTCTAGTGCTTCGGCGTCCGATCAAGCTAAAGGCATTGTGAAAAACGTCAAATCACAAGGCACCCCCCAAGTCCGATAAAGGGTGACCCATGGCATATGCGGTTTTCGGTGACATTAAAAGCGAATTCAAAGATATCGCTATTGATGCGACTTCATCGGTCACCGAGACTGATGTCACTGAATTCTTAGCGCAAGCCCATGAATTAATCGATGGCTTTGTCGGCACAAAATATCTATTGCCGATCGATGCCGCCCACACCGCTGCTCTCAAGCTTTTAAAACGAATCGAGATTGCCTTAGTTGCTGAACGTGTCGGCAAGATTCTCAAAGTAAAGTCAGGCGTTGCCAAGGCTGATCAAGATTCAAAATTTACATCGGGCAAGCCATGGGCTCTCTCTCTTTTAAAGCAAATCCAAGAGTGCTCGATTCTTCTTTTAACTAATGGCCCCCCTCGAGTTCAGCTGCCTTTAGTCGGCGAAGGGACCGTCGTTTCATCGTTTAATGTTGAAGAAGATATTGAGCCCGTCTTTCAAAAGGGCGTCGATCAATGGTAGACCTATGGCCTTTACATCTTACATAGTTGATAACGATAATAGATTCAAAAGAGCGGTTGACCGGGCGGCGAAAACATCTACAGACTTGCGCCCAGCCTTCGCGCTAATTCTCTTTGATTTTCATCAATCAGAAAAAGCCATCTTCAAACTTCGCAGTCGCGGGCAATACGATGACTTGACCAAGAAATACAAAAACGTAAAACAGAAAAAGTTCGGTTTCACTTATCCGATATTAAAAGCTGAAGGAGCACTT